ATCGTTGGATCCAGATGGAAGAGGGTATAGAAATCTAATTCGAATGATGATGGAGGACGGGTTTTTTAAATACTTACCAAAGGGTGACGACGCTTGGGTGAGTTTTTTAAAACCATTTTTAAAGCTAACAAGAAAAGAAAAAACAAAATTTAGAAACAAAAAAAAGTAAAAAAACATGAAAGAGCAGGATATAACAAAATTAGAATTTTTGTTAATGTGTAACGACAACATCGTAGTCCAAAGATTTTTTAATGTGAGAGGTTTTAACAAAACCGCATCGAAATCTGAAAATTTACACAACTACATTACAGATGTTTGTAATGAATTAAAATATGATCTTAAAATGAGATCTGTGGTTTATATGTTGGAAAATAAATATGAAATTTTAGAGAACGCAGAAGTGTTGAATACATCAATTACCGATGGTCCTGAAAATTTTAATCTAATTATTCGGGTGGGAGACATGACAATTTGTCATAGACAGTTCGACGCCAAAGTGTACCCACCAAAGGTAAGATACACCGTAGACCTACGCCCAAAACTAAAAACGGTATTATCCAAGTTGACTGACATTTTTTCATCAAAAAATTTAATTTATTTTTACCCTCAACTTATTAAAAATTGATACTATTTATCAATACTTAAAATAAAAAAATATGGCGACAGGTAAAAATTTTGAATATCTCGGAAACACTTTTCAGTTACAATTATTAAATCAAATCATTGTAGATAAAGACTTTTCACATTCTATAATTGATGTGATTGAAAATAATTATTTTGAAAACAAATACTTCAAAATTATTATTCAAATGATACGTGAGTATTATACTAAATATGATCACACACCTTCGTTTGAAACACTTGAACAAATCACTAAATCCGAATTACAACAAGCTGTAGCATCAAAAATTGTATTGGATACAATTAAGAAAATTAAAGACGCACCTATCGATGGCGTAGGTTTCGTACAAGAAAAAGCTTTGAAATTCTGTAAGCAACAAGAACTTCAAAAGGTAATGGGTAAGGCACAAAAGATCATTGACGGTGGGGAGTTTGAAAACTATGATACATTAGAAGAGTTAGTTAAGACAGCACTTCAAGTCGGTGCTAAAGATACATCCATGTTAGATGTGTTTTCAAACCTTGATCAAGTTCTCGAAGAGGATTATAGACATCCAATTCCAATGGGAATCCCTGGTATTGACAGACTGTTGAAAGGTGGTTTGGCAAAAGGAGAAATTGGTGTTATCTTAGCACCCACAGGCGTTGGTAAATCAACGGTTCTAACTAAGATTTCTAATCACGCATTTAATCTTGGATTTAATGTCTTACAGATCTTTTTTGAGGATAACCCAAAGGTAATTCAAAGAAAACACTTCACTTTATGGACTAAAGTTCATCCTGACGATTTGTCAGAGAAAAAAGATGAGGTAATGTCTAAAGTTAGAGAAATTGAGGAGTCAATGCCAAACAAGTTGATTATGAAGAAGTTACCATCGGATACTATGACGATGTTACAAATCAAAAATCAAATTAGAAAAATGGTTTCTGACGGAATTAAAATTGATATGATTGTTTTAGACTATATTGATTGTATTGTTCCTGAAAAAAACTTGGGTGATGAGTGGAAAAGTGAAGGGTCTGTAATGAGAGCATTTGAGGCTATGTGTCATGAAATGAATCTTGTAGGATGGACGGCAACACAAGGTAATAGATCATCAATATCTTCAGAAGTAGTTACTACGGATCAAATGGGAGGATCAATTAAAAAGGCTCAAGTCGGACACGTAATTATTTCAGTCGCTAAAACTCTACAACAAAAAGAGTTAAAGTTGGCAACTATAGCCATAACAAAATCAAGAATTGGTGATGATGGTGTTGTGTTTGAAAACTGTAAGTTTGATAATGCAATGATCGACATTGACACTGAAAGTTCTATGACATTCTTAGGTCTTGAAGAACAGAAAGAAGAAAGACAAAGACAACGTGTCAAAGAACTTTTAGAAAAAAGAAAACAAAGAGAAACACAAACAAATAATTAAAAACATGGAAAAAATATTAGTTGAAAACCCAAACAGGTTTGTTATTTTCCCTATCGAACACAATGATATATGGGAATACTATAAACAACATCAAGCGGCCTTTTGGACGGCCGAAGAAGTTGATCTAACTAACGATATTAGAGATTGGGAAAAACTTACAGAAAAAGAACAATATTTTATTAAAAATATTTTATCATTTTTCGCAGCATCAGATGGTATCGTAAATGAAAACTTGGCCGAAAACTTCTATCGTGAAGTGCAATATCCTGAAGCGAAATTCTTCTACGGATTTCAGTTGGCAATGGAAAACATTCACTCACTTATGTATTCATTATTAATCGACACATACATCAATAATCCGAGTGAAAAAGATGAATGTTTTAATGCGATTGATCGGTTACCTGCGGTTCAGAAAAAAGCTAAATGGGCTTTAGAGTGGATTGAAAAAGCGTCATTCGCAGAAAGATTGGTTGCGTTTGCGGCCGTTGAAGGTATTTTCTTTTCAGGTTCATTCTGTTCTATTTTTTGGATGAAATCACGAGGAATTATGCAAGGGTTATGTAATGCAAATTCACTTATATTCAAAGATGAAAACCTACACTGTGATTTTGCAATCCATTTGTTAAACAATCATTTAGAAGAAAAACCTTCTGAACAAAGAATTAAAGAAATTTTACTTTCAGCATTAGAAATTGAAAAAGAATTTATTACTGAATCACTTCCAGTATCACTAATCGGTATGAACTCAAATCTAATGAAACAATACTTAGAGTTTGTTGTTGATGGTTTATTAGTAAAAATGGGTTGTAGTAAAGAATTCAATGTTGAGCAACCATTCAAATTCATGGAACAAATTGCTATCGAAACAAAAGGTAATTTCTTTGAATCAAGAACTATGGAATACCAAAAAGCCAAGTTAAATGAATCAATAAGTTTTACAGACGATTTTTAAATTTTATATTATGTCATTAAAAATAAATAAAAGAGACGGCGAATCGGCTTCTTTTAACCCTCAGAAAATTTATCAAAGAGTTAAAAGAGCCGCAAAGGGTCTAAACGTAAATTCAGATGAAATTTTCATCAAAGTTATTACTTCAGTTCCGACTGAGGGGGAAGTAACAACAAAAGAGTTAGATAAGTTAATTTATGAAATTGCTGCGGCATATACGGGAAGTCATTATGACTATTCTAAATTAGCGGCTCATGTTGCAATTTCATCCTACCATAAAGAAACAAATGATAGTTTTTCAGAAACTATGATGGTTCTTTACGAGGATGGTATTATTAACGAAAAACTAATGGAAACCATTAAAGAATATGGTGAAGACACTATTGACGCGGCTATTAACCACGAAAATGATTACAACTTTGATTATTTTGCTTGGAGATCTTTACAAGAAATGTATTTGTTGAAAAGACCTAATGGTAGAGTTATTGAAAGACCACAACACATGTATATGAGAGTTTCTCTTTGGGTTACAAATAATTTAACTGAGGCTTTGGAATACTATAACTCACTTTCAAATCAGTTAATATCTAAAGCGACACCAATTATGATCAATTCAGGAACAAAAGTTCCTCAATTAGCATCTTGTGTTCTTCACTATAACAATTCAGATTCAAGACAAGGGTTGTTGGATACTTTAAATGATATATCAACTTTCTCTTCTGATGCCGCGGGTATTGGTTTATCAATGTCTAACATTAGAAGTAAAGAAAGTCGAATTACAACTTCAGGTGGTTATGCTGGAGGTCTTTTAAAGTATTTGAAAATTGTTAATGAGTCTCTTAGATTCTTTAATCAACAAGGAAGAAGACCGGGAAGTGCCGCGATTTATTTAGAACCATGGCATAAAGATATTATTGATCTTCTTGAAATAAAAAAGAATACAGGTGCTGAAGAACTTAGAGCTCGTGATTTATTCACAGCGATTTGGATACCTGATAACTTTATGAGAGCGGTTAAAAACAATTCAGATTGGTATTTGTTTTGTCCAAATGATATAGTAAAAGCAGGACTAAAACCACTACAAGAATGTTATGGTGATGAATATGAAACAAACTACAATAAAGCAGTTAGTTTAGGTCTTGGAAAGAAAATCAAAGCACAAGATATATGGACAAAAATCATTGAGTCTCAAGTTGAAACTGGTGTTCCGTATTTATGTTCTAAAGATAGTGCTAATAGAAAGTCAAA